TCACACCAACAAAGCAAGTTAAAGAGTCTAGGTTCACGCACCATGCGTTCCCATTCTCCAAATAGTTTTGTATCTACACCAATATCTAAAGCTATTTGTTCCTGCGATAGTTTTCTAATTCTACGCAGGAACACTAATCTTTCGACAATAGATTTGTATTGATACTTTACTGTGTTTTTCATTTGAAGTTCATGTGTTTGATTTGACTATCAAGTAATACATTCTCGATAATAGTACTAGCTTTTTTGTCTTCGTATTGTCGTTCATGTACTTTGATAGTCATGGCAGTCATCTTGTTGACCCATGATTCTTCATTGAGTCCACTACGATCCACTCCAAGTGCTGCCATGTGAGTATAGATAAGTCTATACTCAGGTGGTGTAGCAATACTTGCGATTGATCTACAAGTAGATAACTCTTGTTTTTTGAAACCTAATAGTGTCATTGTTAACCTCCATATTATTAGATTGTTCCGTAACTTCCTTTCATATAGAACATTGAGCTTGGTCTGTTCATATATGATAGCAATTTACTGTTTCTTTCGACAGTAGTTTTGTGTTTGTTTTTGACTTCTTGTGGGTGTGATATCCAATCAGTTACTGCATTGTATAAACCCCACTTGTTACAACCAATATCTTTTTGATATCTTGCCCAAGTATCCATGAGAGTTTGGAACTGTCTTTCATTACGATACCTGCCATCAACTGTTGGTCTTGGTGTATAAGTAAGTTTATTGAACATTTCATTTGCTTCATGATGTGTAACTGGTGTGTTGTACCATGCACGATAGCGTTGTTCATTACTTTTAAACTCTTGAATTAAATGTTCAATGTGATCAAAGTTGTAATAGAATTTACCATTATGTTTTTGTGTATAGTTGGCAATCTTATCAGCAGTAGTACAACCATTGTTACACCATATTCTTAATCCATCTGCTGTAATCATAACAGACCAGACACCATTGTATGAGTTGCGTACTGTGATACGAAACGCAATGTAACTATTGAGTTGTGGGTCTTGTATTGTGATATCTTTACAAGTAAATGTTGCTTTTAACATTGCACCATTTTGCATGATACTCATTTGTGGCACAAAGTTTGTTGATACTTTTTGCATCATGTCATAAATAGGATCAACAATAGCTTTGTGTTCAACTGGTCTATATGCAGTAGAATGATTGCCAAGATACTCA